CGTTATGAACGGGCCGCAGGCGATGGCCGCGCTGGTCGAGGGCTCGAAAAAGGGCACGTTCGGTATCGACAAAATGGGCGATGCCGTCAAGGAATTCTCCCTGCTGGTGGCCACGGACATGACCCGCACCAAGCCGGTGATCAAGGCGCTGGGCATGGACTACGGCGACACCGCCAACGCCATGTTGGCTGGCGGCGACAGGGCCGGCAAGGCTACCGGGAAGATCATCGACGGACTGTTGAAGATCAAGGACCCGGCCAAGCAGGCGCGCATGGCTGTGGAGCTGTTCGGGACGCCTATCGAGGACTTGAACGCCAAGGATTTGCCTGCGTTCCTCAAGTCGCTGCAGGGGTCTGAGAAGGGCCTGGGTAAGTGGAAGGGGTCCGTGCAGAAGGCCGGCGAGACGGCGTACGACAACGCTGCCGGCAACCTGGCCGTGTTCGGCCGTGGCCTCAAAACCAACTTTGTGGAAATGATCGGTGGCAGCGTGCTGCCGAAGCTGACCGAGCTGACCGGTTCGCTGACCACCGGGCTTGGTCCGGCGTTCGACACCGCACGCGATGCGGTCAAGGGTGCCAGCAACTTCCTTGGGCAGCACAAGACGGCGCTGGAGATTGTCGGCGGAATCATCATCGCCGTACTGATCCCGCACCTGGTGGCGTTGGGCGTCACGTCCACGATCACTGCCGCCAAGAGCGCTGCCGCGTGGGTTGTCACGCAGGCAGGTGCGGTGGTTGCTGCGGTCACGCACAGTGTGGCCGTCGTGGGCATGGTGGCCGGCTGGGTTCTGCTGGGCGCGCAGTCCATGCTGGCGGCCGCGAAGGTTGCCGCGTCGTGGCTCATCGCCATGGGTCCGATTGGCCTGGTCATCGCACTGGTGGTGGGCCTGGTGGTCGCCGTCGTGAAGAACTGGGACACGATCAAGGCTGCCACCGGCAAGGCGTGGGACTGGGTTTCGTCCAAGGTCTCTGGTGCGTGGGCTGCGGTCAAGGGCGCGGTGGTGTCCGGTGCTGAGGCTGTCAAGTCGAAGCTGACCGGCGCGTGGGACGCGATCAAGTCGGCCACGTCGAAGGCGTGGGAGGGCATCAAGGGCGCCGTTTCCAAGGTGCTGGACGTGCTGAAAAGCATCTTCCTGAACTTCACCGGCCCGGGTCTCATCATCAAGCACTGGGACACCATCAAGGCCGCCACATCGAAGGTGTGGGAAACGATCAGGGGCGCCGTGGCCGGCGCCATCGAAGGGGTGAAGGGCGCCATCAGTGGCCTGTCCAGCATCCCCGGCAAGGTGGCTGATTGGTTCGGCCAGGCCAAGCAGGCTGTGGTGGACAAGTTCACCCAGGTCGTGACGTTCGTCAAGGGCATCCCGGGCAAGATCACCGGGGCGCTGGGCAACGTCGGGTCTCTACTCACGCCGGCCGGCAACCAGATCATCGAGTCCCTGATGGCCCCGCTGCGTGCCGGCGCCGACAAGGTGCAGAGCCTGCTCAAGTCGGTCACCGACAAAATCCCCGACTGGAAGGGGCCGGCCAACCGGGACAAGACGCTGTTGCGTCGTAACGGGCAGCTGATCATGCAGGGCCTGATGGACGGAATTGACGACGGCACCACCGGGCTTAAGGGTCTGCTGCAGGAGATTACCGAAGACCTAGGCAAGAAGCGTCTGGCCAAGGTTGAGAAGGCCGTTCAGGACCAGTACGCCCGCGGCGTCCGGGTGGGTAAGAAGCTCACCAAGCTGGGTGAGGAAATCTCCGACGCACAGGACAACCTGGCCGACGCGACCAAGACCCGCGACGACTGGGCCGCTTCGCTGCTGCCCCCGTCTGCGCTGGACACTGCACGGACGGCGCTGGCCGAGGTCACACAGTTGCGTGATCAGATGTTCAGTTCGGTTCGTGACGCCACCGTGGCGTACGCGTCGCTGGGCAACGTCCAGGTGGGTGACGGCGAGTCCCTGACGGGTGACGCCATCACCGCACAGCTGCAGGCCAAGCTGGAAGCTATCCGCGGGTTCCGCGCCAACATGGCCAAGCTGCTGGCGCAGGGGCTGGACAAGGCTTCGTATCAGCAGATGCTGGCTGATGGGGTCGAGAAGGCCGGCGCCATGGCTGAGGTGCTGGCCAACGACCCGGCTGCGGTCCGAACGGTGGCCGACCTGTCGACGCAGATTCAGGAAGCGGCGACGGGGCTTGCCTCTGATGGTGCGACCAGCATGCACCAGGCCGGCGTGGACACCGCACAGGCGTTGGTCACGTCCCTGACGGCCGAGCAGACCGCCATCTATGACGCGGCCGTGCTGGCTGCACAGTCGTTGCTGACGGGCCTGGAGTCGCAGGAGGAAGCACTGGTGGCGGTGGCTGCCCGGATCGGTGAGCGCATCCGGGCAGAGATTGAGGGCGCGCTGAATGTCGCTGTCGACGGTGCTACTGGTGCCGGCGACGGTGCGGGCGCCAAGGGCAAGGGCAACACCAAGCCGGGCGGCAAGGACAAGGGCGGCAAGGACAAGGGCAAGGACAAGTCGCCCGGCAAGGGCAAGAACAACCGAGGTGGAGACACCTGGATTGTCAACGGCGCACCCGGCATGGACGAAAACATGCTGGCCGAAAAGGCGTGGTTCAAGACGAGGAAGAGGGGTTAGGCCGTGGCGTACGACGAGACGGGCGGCATCCCCGTGGTGGCCGGCGCGCTGGGCGCGCTGGTCACCCTCCCCGGGCAGGTGCAGTACGGCGACATGCTGATGGGTGTGAGCACGCCAGCCGGCTGGCTGGAGCTGGTCGGCTGGCGTGACGCACCAGACACGCAGGTGGCTGACACGCTGCGCCCGCAGGCGCACGGCTCCTACCCGGGTGACGTGTTCGGCGAGTCCACGGTGGTGACGTACACGTACCTGTTGCGTGGCACCCCGGACGCCAAGCTGTTGGCGTTGACTGCCATAGAGCGGAACACCCGCATTGATGGGGTGGACCGCCCGCTGGTGGTGGACGACGGGGGCGGGGCGTCGTACCGGCTGGCCCGGGTGACCGCCCGCAGCATCCCGCAGGGCAAGCACTTCCGCCATGCCCCGTTGGAATGCTCCATCCAGTGGGTGTGTGCGGACCCGCGCCGCTACTCCCTGACCGAGCAGACCGGAACGGCCGAGCTGGCCACATCGTCGGGTGGGCTGGTGTATCCGCTGGTGTACCCGCTGGAGTACGGCACCACGTCGGGCGGGTCGGTGATGGTGGCGCAGGACGGCAACGCGGACGCGCCGCTGCAGGCCACGTTCGTGGGGCCGCTGATCAACCCGGTTCTGACCAGCTCCACCGGGTGGCGGTTGGCGTTCGACCTGTCTTTGGCGTCCGGCGAAACGCTGGTGGTCGACACGGGCGAGGGCACGGCGCTGCTGGATGGCACCACCGACCGTCTCTACACGGTGTCGCCCACGGGCAGCCCGCTGGAGCTGTGCACCATTCCGCCCGATGGGGCGACGGTGAGTCTTTCCGCTGCGTCTGGTAGCGGCACCTGCGATGTGGCGACACGCCACGCATACCTCTAGGAGAACCTTGTGACTGCGTACGCGTTGCGACTCGCAAACAGTGTTGACACGGCGGCCCGGGTGCGAATCGGTGACCTGCTGTCACTGACCCCGGGCGCCACCGCGGTGACCGGTCGTACCGGCATCCGTCCGGGCCTGAACGCCGGCACGGTGGCTGTGGTGGCCGGCACCATGGGTGTGACGGTGGAGCCGTTCGTGGCCTGGATTCAGGGCGGCGTGTCGGTGGTTCAGGGCGGGTACCCGTTCGTGCTGGACGCGCAGGTGACGCTGACCCTGGCCAACGGGCACGCGTCCCTGTCCCGCACGGACGTGATTGCCGCCGTGGTGCGGGATGACCCGTTCGACAGTTCGGGCGCTGTGACTGCCACGGTGGAGGTGGTGCAGGGAACCCCCGGTGGAGGTGTCCCGGCCATGCCGACCAACGCACTCCCGTTGCGCAACGTCACGATCCCGGCTGGCCTGTCGACGGGTACCGGTGGTCTGGCGTCGGGCAACCTGTCAACCGACCGACGCACCTACACGGCCGCAGCTGGCGGGCTGCTGCACGTGGGCACGTCATCGGCGTTGCCGTCTGTCACCATGGATGGTCAGCGCGCGTGGGCGTTGGACACAGACGTGGAGTACGTCTACAACGGCACGGCGTGGGTGCCGCAGTCTGGGGACAGCGCAGTCACTGCCGCAACAGGGGTGGATTCGACCGGCGTTCGCGTGTTCCGTCGTCCTGGTAGCGGGTTCCTGAACGTCAACTGCAGCATCGTCGCTGGCGCAGGCGTGGCGGCGGGGGCCACATTGTTCACGATCCCGGCCGGCTTCCTTCCTCCCACCACGGTGGCGATCTACTACGACGACCTGATTAGCGCAGGCACGAGTGCGGCCATCCGGGTGCACATTTCGCCAACAACGGGTGCGGTGACCACGACGGCGGCATTGGCGTTCGATGCGATCCTCCGCGGGCAGATCACCTACCCGATGTAGTAGGCCCCTTCCCCACTGATCGAGAGGCGGCACCGTGCCCGCGTACCGCTACCTGTTGTGTGACCTGCTGACGGACCAGCCGATAGCGCAACTGCCGCTGTCGGGGGTGTCGTTCGACCGGCGTTTGTGTCGGACGGGGAGCCTGACCGCCACCCTGGATGCGACCAACCAGCACACCGCGACCATGGCCCGACTGGTGCACCGGTACGCCGGCCGGGCCGCGCTGTGGGTGTACCGCGGTGACGCGTTGTGGTGGGGCGGTATCCCGTGGACGGTGCAGCCGAAGCAGGGCCAGCGTGGTGGGGTGAGCGTGTCCATCACGGCGGCCACGTTCGACTCCTACGCACACCACCGGCTGTTGTACGCGGACGCCACCTATGCGGGTATCGACCAGGGCGTCATCATCCCCGACCTGTGGCGGCTGATCCAAGCCGACCCGTCCGGGGACATTGGCGTCCTGGCCGTCGACCAGCTCACCGGTGTGCTGCGTGACCGCACCTACCTGGCGTCTGAGCACAACTTTGCCGGCAAGCTGATCGAGGATCTGGGTGACGTGATCGACGGGCCGGAACACACCATCCGGGTGTACCCCGACGCGGACGGCAACCGGATCAAGGAATTGGTGGTGGCTTCCACCATCGGACTGACCACGGCACAGACCGTGTTCCAACGCTCTGCCCGTGGCGGTGGCCGGGCGCTGGAGTGGGAACGCACCGCAGACGCCATCGACGGTGGCACCGCATTCCAGACCCGCGGCGACACCCCCAACGGCAACGTGGGGGAGGACGTGGAGCCGGCACTGTCTGCCCGGGTGTACCGGGACGACCTGCTGGCCGAGGGTTGGCCGCTGTTGGACGTGGTGGAGGACCGGGCCGGGGTCACCGAAGCCAGCACCCTGGACGGCTACGCTGAGGGCCTGGCAGACCAGCGTGGCGGGGCCATGCCGGTGGCGTCGTACAGCGTGCAGGTCGACGGCACCGGGTGGTCACCGAACCGGCTGGGCGACCCGGTGCGGATCAAGCTGGCCGACCTGTGGCACACGCCGGCCGTGGACTTGACGGTGCGCCCGGTGGGCTGTCAGGTCACCGCACCGGAGGGCAGCCAGCCTGAGACCGTGAAACTGATCCTGGACGGAGACGACGAGTAGATGGCTACCCCAAGAGGTTCCGAGCACCGCGACCTGGAGCAGCGGTTCCGTAACCTGGAGTCCCGGGTGCGGGAGTTGGCCTCAGCCGCGTTGCGGCGCACACAGTTCAATGTGACCGAGGGCGATTTCGTGGTGTCCGGTGGCGGTAGCGCCATCGTGCAGGACGGGGGCGATCTGGTGGTGGACGACGGCGGGGACGTTGACGTGTTCGGCACGGGCGTGGTCCGCGTCTGGGGTGACACGTCGCTGGGCACCATGACTGATGGCACGTTCGGTGTGCTGACGTTGGGTCCGGGTGACGTGTTCACCTACCCGTCCACGTTGGCGCAGCCGGATGGGCTCCTGTGTGACGCAGGCCCGGGCAAGGGCTACGCCGTGTTCCGGGTGGACGCGGCCACCGGCAAGGCTGTCGTGTCATCGTCGGTCGGGCAGGTGATGCTGGCGTATGGCACCACGTCGGACGCGGCGAACACCCGCATTCTGCTGGACGGGTCCATTCAGATGGTGACTTCCTCCCGGCGTTACAAGCAGGACGTGGAGGACGCCGTGGTGGACCCGGCCGCGGTGCTGTCCCTGTCGGGCCGCACGTGGCGGGACAAGGCGCTGGTGGAGGCCGACCCCGACACCAAGGCGCGCAGTGTCGGTTTCATCGCGGAGGAACTAGACGCGGCCGGGCTGACCGAGTTTGTGGACTATGACGCCGAGGGGCGCCCGGACGCGATCCAGTACGACCGCCTGAGTGTGGCCCTGCTGGCCGTGGCTAAGGATCAGCAGCAGCAGTTGGACGACCTGGCCAACCGGTTGGACCGCCTGGAGTCCGGCACCACCCGAACAGCACGTTGACCTTCTCTCACCCGGTCCCCCCGATCCCAACCTGGAGAGACCGAGACATGACCCCTGAAACCATCGCAGCAGCCGCGGCCGGGCTAGGCATCGCGGCATCGTCCATATGGGGCGGCTGGCAGTCCGTGCAGGCCAAGCGTGAAGCCAAGGCGGCCGGTGGCCACGCGTCCACCGCGGCCGACAACAGCAAGCCCGTGTCGAACGGCTTCACCAAAGAGGTCCGCGACGGCATGGCCGAGATTCTGACCATGGCCACCGACGCCCGCAACGAGGCGCTGTTGGCCCGCGAGCTGGGCGAGGCCAACCGGGACACGATGACCCGACACCTGGAGGCGCACGCCAACAGCGGCATGCCCATGGTGCGGTCGGTGGCCCTGTGACCGTGATGTTTCGCGGCCGCCCGGCGTGTGAGTGCCAGGCCGAATGGCTGCCCGTGTTTGAGCAGCTGGCGCAGGCGCGCGGCATCCTCACGGGGCCACTGCCACTGTCGCAGCTCATCGGCGGTGCGGTCCAGTCTGGTGGCACGCATGCCACTGGTGGCGCTGACGACACGTTCCCGCTGACGAGCATCCACAACGTGGCCGCCTATGTGCGGCTGTCCCGCGACATGGGCGCAGACGCCACCTGGCTACGGCCGTTCAACTGGAACGGCAAGGGCGGTGTGGCGCACGTCCACCGCGTGCTGCGCGACTGCCCCCACAACGGCCCGGCGCGCTACCAGATCACCGCGGTGGACGCGAACGGCAACGGGCTGGGCGATGGCGGCATGGGCGGACGGGACGACGGGCCACGCCCACTGTCGGGACGGACGTGGCGGCAAGGCATCGAGTGGGCCAAACAGCAGATGGAGGATGACGTGGCATGGAGTGACGAGCTGGCCAAGTGGGCGCCAGGAGACGACGACAAGACGGACACCGCGACCGCGGGGCAGCAGTTGGGGCAGGCGCGTGGTTTCGCGCAGGCCGCGTACCAGTCGGCGCGCCGTGCTGAGAAGGCGGTGCAGGCGCTGGCCAAGGCGCTTGGCCCGGAGGTGGAGGCCGCTGTGCGTGAGGCGCTGGCAGACACCGTGGTGAATGTGGACGTGACCGTGAAGGGAGCAGGACAGTGAGCGAGCAGACCCCGAGGGGCATTCTGGGCAAGGCGTTCGCTGAGGTGCCGGACAGGTTCAACCCGTCCCCGGCGCAGCGGCGCGCGATCTACCGCACCGCGTCGGCCGTGCTGCTGGTGCTGGTGCTGCACAAGGTGGTGACCGCTGACGAGGCGGGCACGTACCTGACGGCGCTGACACTGGCGCTGGGCATCGTCCCGGCCGAGCTGGCCGCACGCAACGTCACCCCCTGACACACACGGCCCCGCACTGGACACGCTCCGGTGCGGGGCTGTGCTGCGTCTACAGCCGGTCCATGGGGGAAAGGGACCGGTAGGCGTCGCGCGCCCGCTGTGCCCGGTTCGCTGCCCCGTACCGGCCCACCATCTGCCGGCTGCGCCACCCGGCCAACTCCATCAGGTCTGTCTCTGATCCGCCCGCGGCCAGCCAGGCGTCCGCGAACCCGTGCCGGAACATGTGCGGGTGCAGGTGGAACCCCAACCGGTCGGCCCGTTTGCGCAACGTCTGCTGGATGCCGTTCACGGTCAGCTTGCCCTTCGATGTGGAGGACAGCCACAGCCAGTCCCGGTCTGCGTACTTGATGTGCCGACGCCCCCGCAGGTAGCGGTCCAACGCGGCCGCGGTCCCGGTCCCGAACGGCACCACCCGCGGCCGGTTGCCCTTCCCGACCACGGCCACCGACCGGTCGGCCAGGTCAAGCCCGCTGATGCCCATGCCGGCCACTTCGGAGACCCGACAGCCGGTGTCCCCGAACACCATGATCAGTGCGCGGTCGCGCAGGTCCACGAAGTCTTTACTTCCGGCCGCGTCGTCTATCAGCGCGTGCATCTGTGCTGGCTTCAGGATGGGGACCACGGGTTGCGCCACCTGCGGTTGCTTGATGTTGGCCATCGGGTGCGCGTCCAGCTCACCCTCCACCACGCACCAGGTGAGGAACAGCTTCACGGCGACGTACCGGCCACGCACCGTGGACTCCCGCATGGTCGCAGCAAGGTCGACCAGCCACATGCGGAGTAGGTCCGGGGTCAGGGTGGCCAGGTCGTCCGGGTGCCCGTTTGCGACCATCCACTGGTGCAACCGCGTCACGCCTTCGGCGTAGTTCTCAACGGTGCGCGGCGACTTGTTCGCGGCGTGCAGGTGCAACTGCCACGACTGCAGCAATCCTCCGAATGGGGCTGTCACCGGACGTGCGCCACAGGCGAATGGGCGCGTGCGAATTCGGCCAGGGTGGCGATGCTAGGTCGGTGGCCGTGGTTGTGCACTGTGTTGTACGGGGGGCACAGGGATCGGATCAACTCCGCTTCCAGTTCCAGTGCGATGGCCCGCGTGGGGTAGGTCTCCCACTCGACGCATGACGCCTTGGCGTACCACGACGAGTCGCGTCGGTGCTGTCGCAGTCGGCTGGCCAGGTTCTCTGCCACCCCGATGTAGAGCAGGTCTCCGCGGGCTGTGTAGGCCCGGTAGAGGTGCGTGGCGGGTAGTGACTGCAGGTCTATTACGCCCTCACTGAGGGGCGAGTGTCTCGGTCTCATGGGCCAAGGGTACCAGAGCTTGTAGGGGTGGTCTCCTACGCTGTGCTTTGTTTCGCACTGTCAAGTTATGTGGCTTACCCCTGCCCAGTGCGCCTGTAGGGATTCGAACCCCAAACCTTCTGATCCGTAGGCAGACGTTGTTATGCGCTGTGCTTACGCGGGGAGTGCGCGGGGATTCCGCATGCAACGGTGTCCGCTGTGCTCACAGTTATGTGGTCACTCAACGACGGTGAGTCGGGGCGGTTCGACCTGCCGGGCCTGCTGGTTCTGGTGGTGCCGATAGCCGGCACCGAACGCGGCACCCGCGGTGAGCATGCACCGGCCAGCGATGTACCCGAACGCCGACACCAGGAGGCCCGCCAGCAGGGACAGGAACACCATCACGGTCAGTATCTGTCGGTCGGCCGGCGTGAGGTGCAGAGCCTGTGCAGCCATGACCGCCGCCACTGCTGGTAGCAGCGTCCTGACCCCGATGCGCGAACGGTGGACGAGTCTGGACGGTGACATAGACATGGGTCTCCCCGAGTGAGTGAGCGCGTGCGGTCTAGGCCAGTGTGGCCCACCCCATCCGACCGGGTGAACAGAACCTGTAAGTTACCCGGCCGTACGTCGTGAGGCGTCTTTCACAGCGGTCTCAACGTGCAGCCGCTGCAGCTCTGCTAGGACGTGTTCCCGTTCGTCCCGCGGCAGGCTGGTGAACCACTCCCGGTCGGCACTGTCGGCCAGGTCGCTGGACGGGTCCAGCAGCCACTGGTACTGGGACGGGTTGTGCCCGGCCAGCTCCAGGCCGCGCTGAATGTCGGCGCTGATCGCCTTGCACATGGCTGCCACGGTTTCCGGGCGCGGGTGCACGGGCACCTCTATGCCACCGGCCATGCGCTGCACGCCAGCCTCTACCTGTCGCCACCTGGATTCTGAGATATCGGCCCGGCGTGCTGCTTCCCTGATGGACATGCGTCCGCGCTGTTCGCGCAGGTAGGCCCCGAGCGGCCATCCCGCATTCTCGGTCTTTCGGCGTGTCGCCATTGTTCTTTCTCCCTGTCGTGTACGGTGCTCGGCTTTCGAGGGCACCACAGGAGTGTTGCGCAAGTGCGCGGCAGTGTCACGCCGCGTTACCGAATTACGTAGAATTGCTTACTCGATTGTGGGGAGCATGCGCAGCGAGTGCGCGATATTGTGCGAAGGGGTTGCGCAGATGCGTAGGGAACGCGTACTGTGCGTGTCATGGAGACCGAGACGCAATTCGACTTCGACGACAACGACCGGTTGTCAGACGACTGGGCCTACCCGCCCGACCTAGACGCTTGGCTGCCAGAGGTTCTCTGGGATGAGGCGGAGGACTGGGATACCCAGATCCCTGCGCGCCCGACCTTGCGCCCCGTGTCGGGCGTGTTCACCCCGCTGGATGAGTTCTGGATTCCTAGCGAGGACCAGGCACCACTGTCTGCCGCCGCCGTCCGTCGCAGTCCACAGCGAAACGGACACCGCGATGAAAGATCGGCGCACTACCGAACACAGCGACCTAACCCCGAGCCAACGGACACAGCGCGCCCGCATCGCAGCACGCGCCCGATGGTCGCAGCAATCGGGCCACGACGGCACGCAGGCGGCACGGGACGCGTTCCTGGGCCGGTTCGAACGGCAAGTGGACCCGGACGGCGTGCTGGCCCCGGCTGAGCGGTTGCGGCGTGCGGAGTCTGCGAAGCGTGAGCACTTCCAACGGCTGGCATTCAAGCGCCACCGCAAGGCTGCCTGACCCCCAAATGGCGCCAACTCCGGTGGGAGACCGAGACAGGTCATGCACCGGAGTTGGCAAGACAGAAAGGTACATCATGGAGACCGAGACACCCACCCGCCCGACAAGCCCGTTCAACCTGCGGGACTCGGTGACGCTGCCCGGCAGCGTGGCCCTGGATCACAAGCAGTACGGCAGGGGCAAGGCCACGGCCATGGCGCTGCTGACCCGCGACGACCTGCGCACCATCGTGCAGCAGGCGCACGACGTGTACGGCATCACCGCTGACCCGTTCGCCACCCCCGGCAGCGCAGACGCATGACCGCCACCGAGGAAGTGCGCCGCGTGCGCGTCGGGGTGGAGGGCGTCGCCCGCCCGCTGGGCAACTCTGAGCACTGGTTGCGCGTGTTCACCGACAACGGCATGGCGTTCGTGGTCGACACCCGGGACGCGGGCGTGACGGTGGACGACGTGGCCGGCGTGCCCGTCTGGCAAGAGGGCGACGTGGTGCAGGCCGACGACCTGGTGGCGCTGTGGCGTGGCGCCCGCCTGTGGCATGGCGTCACAGCGTCCGGCGTGTCGGTGTACATGACGGACGACGAGGTGAACGCGGCCACGTACGTGACGCTGCGTTACCAGGGCGGCCAGTGAGCACCGCGACCAACGGCCGCGCCCGTGAGTACAAGGTGCGCGACCACATGACCGAGACCGGGTGGTTTCCGATCATGCGCGCTGCCGCGTCCAAGGGGCCGGCTGACCTGCTGTTGGCGCATCCCGTCCACGGGGCCGCGCTGGTCCAGGTGGGCAGCAAGTCCAAGACCCTTGGCCCGGCTGACCGGGAGCGGCTGTGCCACGCCGCTGAGCTGTGTGGCTCATTGGCGCTGCTGGCTGTCGTGATCCCACGGCGGCCGATCACGTATTGGGAAGTGACACGGGAGACCCCCGGGAAGTGGAGCAGGTGGACCGCATGAGCAACAACGAGTGGATGGACCGGGCTGTGTGCCTGACGGTGGACCCGGAGGTGATGCAGCCCGAGCGTGCGACCAAGGCCGAGGTGGCCAGAGCGTTGGCGCTATGTGGCCCGTGCCCCGTCTGGCGCCAGTGCCGCGACCTGGCGAAGTCGCAGCAGTCCAGCCACGGGATCGCTGGCGCGTATGGGGTCCACGCTGGCGAGTGGTGGGGTCCAGACCCTGCGTGGGTGAGTGCTGGCCCGGAACTGGTTGACCGGGAATGTGAGCGTGTCGGCTGCGACCGCGTGTTTCGGACGACTCCTGAGGGCCGGCATTCTGCCCGGTTCTGTGGTGGCCCGTGTCGGTCGGCCGCATACCGGGAGCGGCAAAAGTCTGCGTGAGAACGTATTGCGTAGTGCTTGCGTTGTGCACGCGAACTGTGCGACACTGAGGTAACGCACAACCGAGACAGGGAGACCGAGACATGAGCGAACACTGGACAGAGAAGGCGGGCGACCTCATCGCCACAACCCCGTTGGCCGACACGCTGAGCCCCAACATGCTGCTGGGGATGCGCCGCAGTGAGGGATGGGTGATCGTCCGCGCACTTCGCGCCAGCGACCAGCCCCTGACTGATCGCCTGGCCGAGTCGCTGGCCACCCAGCTGCGTGACCACGGCGACCGGCGTCACGCGCTGCGGGTGGTCTGACATGGCTGACGCGCATGTGACGGTGCGGACCGACCGCCCGTCCACTGACGCCGAGCTGGCCGAGGCTGCCGGGTACAGCCCGTCCCGCCACTTCGGGTTCAACGTGACCAGGTACGACGACGGGGCCGCAATCGTGACCCTGTGGAACGACTGACAGGGAGACCGAGACATGACGTACGTGTTGAGAATCAGGCTGCCGCGTGATCGCAGCTTCATCTACGCCCGCTTGGAGATGGCCGCGGGAAGGTTGCTGCTGGACGTGGAGCGCATCCGGCGCCGCTACTACTCATCTCGCAGGGTTGAGCTGATGCGGTTCGGGGGTGCGCGATGAGCACCGAGAACGTACCGACCGTGCAGCAGGCGTGGGCCGCAGTGATGGGCGACGTTCGCGCGCTGTCCAAGGACCAGCGCAACAACTCCGGTGGCGGGTTCAACTTCCGTGGCGTGGACGACGTGATGAATGCGGCCGGCCCGGCGATGCGCACCCATGGTGTGTTCGTGGTGCCCACCGCGGTGGACCTGCGCACCCGTGACGCACAGACCACCACCGGTAAGGCTGCGCACGAAACCATGGTGGTGGTGTCGTATGCCATCTATGGTCCGGCCGGCGACATGATGCCCGGCGCTGCCGCTGGCGAGTCCCTGGACTCTGGAGACAAGGCCACCCCTAAGGCCATGTCGGTGGCGTACCGCACGTTCCTGCTGCAGGCGTTGTGCCTGCCCACCCACGAGACTGACCCGGACGCGCAGACGTATGAGCGCACCGACCAGCCGACTGAGACCCCGCTGACCACGGCGCTGCGTGGCATCGCGCAGGCGCCGGATGGGGAGACGTTGGCGCGGGTCCAGTCGTGGGCCGAGGCGCAGGGCCTGGCGGCACAGGTCGCAGACGCGGCTGCCGCCCGACTGCAAGCGCTGGTGTCGGCATGACCGCCGTAACGTCCGGGTTCTGTGTCCCGTCCAACCCGCTGGACTCACACGACCGGTGCGCCAAGGGTGACTGTCCGTGTGTGTGCCACCGCATCATGCGCGCCACCACCGAGCGGGACCATGTGGTGGCCATCACCTCTGACCCGTTGGCCGCTGTCGTCGGTGCTGTGGGATGGCTGGAGGGCGCACTGCCTGAGCTGATGGAGGCGTGCACCGACCCGCAGGCCACCGACCTGGCTGAACTGTTCGTGACGCTGCAGGAAGCGCGCAAGGCGTTGCAGTCGTTGGAGCGGGACGCCGAGCTGGCGTGCGCTAAGGCGATGCTGGACGACATGGCCGAGACGGCCACGTTGCGTATCGAGCGGCGCCGCGGGACCGAGCGCAAGGCATGGGACCACGAGCAGTGGAAGCGCGACGTGCGGGCCAAGACGCTGCAGGCGCACGGCATGAAGGGTGCGCAGGGCGTCATTACTGCCACTGGTGAGGTGATCGACGGTGCCGAGCTGTACGACGTGCTGGCTGCCGTGCAGGACGCTCACGGTAGCGCGGCACCGAAGACGACCAGCCTGCGTGCGTTGGGTCTGGATGCCCGCGACTACTGCGAATCGTCGCCGGGTGCGTGGACTGTGCGCGTGACCCGGATGGCTGCCGAGACCAAGACCGAAGGGAGCGCGGCATGAACGCCTGTCAAAACTGGACCGGGAGCCTGACGCCGGACGGGTACGGACGAAGCGGGAAGGGGCTTGCCCACCGAATCGCATACGCGGCTAGCAACGGCCCCATTCCGCAAGGCATGACCGTGGATCACCTGTGTTTTAACCCGGCGTGCGTCAACCCTGAGCACCTTCGACTGCTGACCAATCAGGAGAACGCCCGCAACCAGCGGAGCGCCAGCAAGACTCACTGCAGCAGCGGCCACGAGTTAACCCCCGAGAACACGTATTCGCGGCGACCAAAGCCACATGGTGGCCGTCGTGACTGCCGAGCGTGTGGGCGAGACCGAGCAGCCCGGTACCGGGCCAGGAGGGCAGCGTGATGGGATTCAACGAGCAGGACACCTGGCACCACCACCTGAGCGCCATGTATTGCGCACAGGCGCGTGCCCGCGAGGGCGGCCAGCGGCAGCGGGTGATCCGGGAGGACGGCCAAGACCACGCTGGCGTGTACCGGTTCCGCGTCGTGCCGATAGAGGACGAACCGTGCAGCTGACTCTGGGCCAAGTGCTGGACCGGCTGCACTCCGTCCACCAGGACATGGCCACCGCACAGCGTGCGCTGCGCCTGGCCCGGGACAAAGAGGTGGAGGCGGCCGAGGCTCACCGCATGGCCATCGCCCGGGCTGTGCTGTCCGACGACTGCCCGCGGCCGAAGCGTGGAGAGAACGGTGTCACGGTGGCTGACCGGGACGCGTGGGTGGACGTGCAGACCGCGGACGCCCGTGCTGGTGCCGCGGGTGCTGAGGCGTACCGCAAGGCCGCGGAGGACGCACTACGTGTGGCCCGTGACCAAGCGTCGGTGGTGCAGTCCCTGTCCGCGCTGATGCGCGCAGAGATACAGCTCACTCAAACGCCACTCACACCATAGACAACAGGGAGACCGAGACAATGAGTTGGTTCCGAGTGGACGACCACCTGCACGCGCACAGCAAGGCCGTGCGTGCAGGCACCGAGGCCATGGGCCTGTGGATTCTGGCCGGGTCGTGGAGTGCCGCCGAAGAGTCAGACGGGTGGGTGCCGGGCTACATGCTGGTGCGCCTGGCTGGCGTGACCGCGGACGCTATGGCCGAACGGCTGACGGCTGCCGGGCTGTGGGAGCGGGACACTGTGGACGGGGTGGAGGGGTTCCGGTTCCACCAGTGGGATGAGCACCAGCCGACGCGTGAGCAGCTGGAGGCACGCCGCGCTGAGTCGCGGGAACGGATGAGGCGTGCGCGTGCTGTTCGCGCGAACACGCAGCGAAGTTCGGAGCCTGTGCGCACAACCCGACCCGACCCGACCCGACCCACTAACAACACCCCTGACGCTGCCGCGTCTGAGCCTGATGGCTTCGCAGAATTCTGGTCTGCCTACCCCCGACACACAGCCAAGGCCAACGCCGTCAAGGCATACGCCAAGGCAGTGAAGGCTGCCACCCCGGACGCCATCATGCACGGACTGGCCAACGCCAACGCCGTGTGGACGGTCAGCGGCACCGAGGCCCGGTTCATCCCCCACGCGGCCAGCTGGTTGAACGCCGGCCGCTGGGAGGACGAACACCCCACCCTGATGGCAGACGCGCCCACGGTGCGCGTCACGCATCGGCAGTGCGGCCGTGGCGACGGTGAAGCGCACGACCGCCACCCGTGGACCGAAGGCGACCAGCCCCACATGTGTCTCGGGTGGTCCCACTGATGCACGACGACCACGCAGAGCGCGCACTACTGGCCTGCCTGCTGACCGGCGCCGACCTGCTGGACGACGTGGCCGCCATCGTGCAGCCCCGCGACATGTACCAGCCCCGCAATGAGGCCGTGTACCTGGCGTGCCTGGAGGTGCACGGCAAGGGCAACCGGGTGGACCCCGTAACCCTGCCGGTGCCGCAGACCGCCCGGGCATACGTCATGGAGCTGATGAGCCCTGACACTCCGGTGACCCCGGCACAGGCGCCGCACTATGCGCAGGCTGTCGCTGACGCTGCCGTACGCCGCAGGCTGGTCGACGCGGCCACCCGGGTGACACAGCTGGCGCAGTCCGACATGGACGCCACACAGGCCGCGCTGGATGCACAGCAGGTGATGGCCGAGGCTGCCGACCAGGCCGCCACCACCGACGAAACCGTGGTGATCGGTGACGCCATGTCCGATGCCATCGACTGGTTGGAGCACTCCCCGAACGGGGCAGCCACCCCGTGGGTGGACGTGAACACAGCCACCAACGGAATCTATGCGGGGCAGATGGTGACCGTTGCCGCCCGCCCGGGACACGGCAAGTCCCTGTGCCTAAAGGACGTGGGCGTGTTCACAGCCAAGCAGGGCCGGGCCGTGCACATCGCCACCCTGGAAATGTCCCGCAACGAGTACATGGCCCGCATCCTGGCCACCGAGGCGCGCGTGAATCTGGGCAACATGCTGTCCCGCACCATGTCTGACAACGAGTGGGAGCGTGTCGCAGCAGCGTCGCACCGGGTGCGTGAGCTGCCGTTGTACCTGGACGACCGGCCGTCACAGTCCATGGCACAGATCCGTGCAGCAGCACGCCGTACGGCACGCCGTTACAACGGTGAGTTGGGACTGGTGGGCATCGACTACTGCCAGCTGGTGCGTGCCGGCGACACCCGGTTGCCACGTCAGGAGCAGGTGGCGCAGATCAGTAGGGACACCAAGCTGATGGCCAAGGAACTGGCCACCCCGGTGATGCTGCTCGCACAGCTCAACCGCGGCAACACCAACCGCACCGACCACACCCCGGTCCCGTCCGACCTGCGCGAGTCCGGCGCACTGGAGCAGGACAGTGACCAGGTGTGGCTGCTGCATAGGCCGGACCAGTACGGGGACGGCATGGACCGTATGGGGGAGGTGGACCTGATTGTGGGGAAGAATCGCAACGGGCCGCAGACCCGGGTGGCGCTGGCGTTCCGCGGGCATGAGGCGCACATGGCGTCGATGGCCTGACCGCACGACCGAGACCCCCAACCTGGATGACGGGTTGGGGGTCTCTGCATGCCGGGTGTGCGTAGAGCTTGCGTAGTGTGTGCGCAGTGCTGTACGGTTACGCACACAAGCAACCGAACACAGGAGACCAGCATGTCAGGCGAAACCGTTATCACCGTGGTGGGCAACCTGGTGGATGACCCCGAGCTGCGGTTCACCCCGGGCGGCGCCGCGGTCGCAAACTTCCGCATCGCATCCACCCCCCGCACGTTCGACAAGCAGGCCAATGAGTGGAAGGACGGGGACGCACTGTTCCTGTCGTGCAGCGTGTGGCGGCAGGCGGCCGAGAACGTGGCCGAGTCGTTGACCCGTGGCATGCGGGTGATCGTGCAGGGCCAGCTCAAGCAGCGGTCGTATGAGAAGGACGGCGAGAAGCGCACCGTGTACGAGCTGGAGGTGTTGGAGGTTGGCCCGGCGTTGGCGTTCGCCACTGCGAAGGTGACGCGTGCCATGCGGTCCGGTGGGCAGGCGCAGGGCCAGCAGTCGCAGCAGCGACAGGGCGCACCCGCGGCCGACCCGTGGGCCACCCCGGCCCCGGCTGCTGACCCGTGGGCCACGCCCGGACAGCCGGGGTTCTGATGATCTACGGAATCGATGCCGACTACTTGGCTGGTGCTGTCATGGGTGCCACCGCTGTGGTGTGGCTGATCGCAGCGACCGCCACGCACGTTGTGCGGGGCAACTGATGGCCGGGCCGCTGACCATCGCGTGCCCGACGTGCGGGGAGGTGTTCTCCCTGCCGGCTGAGCTGGTCGACGTGGACACCACCGCCAACCGGGTGGTGCTGTCTGTGGACCGGTCCGCTGTGTACGGCCACCTGACCGCGTGTGCGGCCAAGGCTGCTGAGACGGCTGCTGACAAGGCGGTGGCCGTCGTGGAGCCGACCGTGCCCCGCGATGAGTTGGCCGGCCGGATTGAACGGTTTCTGACCATGCGGGCGTATGTCGCCACGGGTGGGTCTAGGGCGTGCACGATGTGCGGTGTCAACGGTGAGGCGTGCATGGACTCTCTGGCCGCCAAGGGTCCACAGTCGCCGTGCTGCCCGTCGTGCGGGGATGGCAACACCCACCCTGCCCCGAGAGCTGACATGGGCTGTGCTGAGTGGGCCACCGAGCACGGGGCCAAGTCGTGAGCCGCCTCATGTCTGTGGCTATGACGACTGACGCCGTGATCGAGCGCCGTAAGACCGTGAGTCGCCGCGCTAACTGGTGGGCCGACAAGAACGGGCGCCGACTCCTAAAGGCCGGCGACACGCTCACGCTCTGCCGCAAGGTCCAAGGCCGCAAGCCCGGTGAACCTATCGAACGGCTGGCCGAGGTCGAGGTGGTAGACGTGCGCCGCGAGCGCTTGAACTCGCTGGGAAAGTGCGTCTGTCATGGCGCCAGTGCGGGCACCTACTCTGCGCGCGAGGTTGAGCGTGAGGGGTTCCCGGGCATGGACCCGGACGAGTTCGTACAGCGCTTTTTCATGGACGCGCAGGGCATGGCCCGCGATGCCGAGGTGACGCGCATTGAGTGGCGCTATCTCGACGGGTCGGACGATGGCCCGCAGGACTGACCCGACGCCGGCCACCGTCCGACTGGTGCGCGAGCGCGACAAACACGCGTGCGCCCGCTGCGCCACCACCAACCAGCTGACCACCCACCACCGACGAAACCGGGGGATGGGTGGCAGCCGGTGGCCGGGCATCAACTTGCCGTCCAACCTGCTGACCCTGTGCGGGTCCGGCACCACGGGCTGCCACGGCTGGGTGACTGACCACCCGCTAGGCGCCCGCGCGCTGGGGCTGGCCGTGTCCATGCACGCAGACCCCGCAACTGTCCCTGTCACCACCTGGCAGGGCACCTATCTGTTGACCAACATGGGAGAACTGGAGACCACCCGATGAGCACCGTTGTATACGGCAAGCCGATCCCCGAAGCCGACCAGGTGTGCACCCGCTGCCTGCGCCGCACCATCACCCGCCTGCGCTGGCTTGCGGCCACACCTGAGCAGCGTGCCGCGTGGGCCGCTGTCGGTGTGGCGAAGCGTGAAGGCCGCGGCCTGTGTGGCGGCTGCTACCGGTGGGCGCGGGTCAATGGGCGCCTGGTCGACTATGAGCGAACCAACGCCCGGCTGGCTGAGCTGCTGGAGGAATGGGAGCACATGGCCGATCCCACCCGGCCGGTGCTGGAGGAAGTGCGCCGGCTGGCACCCCGGCTGGGCATGGAACAGAAGACGTTGGAGACAGCCCTGTATCGGGGTGGTGTCCGGTCCCGGTTCCATGGCGGGTGCGGGGAACGGAGGAAGGTCGCGTGATGCCGCTGGACGAGTGGGACGACCAGCGCGCGCACGTCGACCACACCAAGGGCGCGCTACGGGTTGCCCTGGACCGGTTGGCTGGCACTGCCAAGTCTGCCGCCCGTGGGCGCACCGACGTGGCCGACGTGTACGGCGCCGTGTCGCATGTGCGTCGTTGCGAGGAAGCGCACGACCTGGCACAGCTGGACCTGGCCACCGCGTTGGGTGAGGACGCGTGAGGCCGCTGGAGGTGGTGTTGGCCACCATCCCTGAGGTGTATGCCGAGCTGGAGGCCGCGTTGGTCCCTGGTGGTGGCGGCCCTGGTGGGGACCGCGTGAGTGGCGGTACCCGGGTGACGGCACCGGACCCGGCCCGGTTGGACGTGATCGACCACCGGCACCTGCTGCTGCGCGGCCTGCGCTGGTGGGTGGACGCCGTGCAGGAAGGCGGCAAGTACCTAGGCGTGGGTCACTCCCCGGCACTCATGTGCGCAGTCCTGCTGGACAACGCGGACGCCATGGACCCCGACGACCGGCACGCCATGCACACGCAGCTGTCTGACTGGCTGTGGGCTGCGTACCCGCACGTGGGCCGTGTCGACGCCGGCACCCTCCCCGTGCTGCCCGTGGAGTCCCTGGACGCCGTGGTCCCACAGTCCGTGGCTGCCAAGGCGTTGGGGGTGCACGCGACCACGATCCTGCGCAGGGCTGGTGGGAAGGGTGGCCCGGTGAAGCTGTCCGACGTGGCCGGCCCGGAGTGTGTCCAGTCGACCCTGCCGGCTGCGTGGTGTGCCCACTGCCGTGCGCAGTAGAACGCCAGTAGTTGCGCAGTACGCGCGCAGTGCAGTAGCGTTCCTGATGTGGTCACCACAGTGTGGCCCACCGGGTGAGAGCGGTTAGCCCGGGCAGGTACTTCCCCGATCTGCCCGGGCATCACCCACCACAATCCAGAGGTCTGAGCAGGTGGCGTGACCGACTCGACGCAGCCGAACCAGTGTGCACGCTGGCCGGTGGGCGCTAGGGAATATCGAGCAAATTAGCAACCTGACGGAAGCCAACCCGCAACCGGCGCACCTGGGCATGTGTTGAAACTGCCCCCACGATCTGGCCCGGCTGCTGTCCGGTGGACCCCTCACGAGTGAGCGCCACGACAGACAAGCAGCCGGCCAGCTAACTACCTCCGCGGCCGGCCGTGCACCCCTGGTGATGGTCTCCCAACCTGCTGGCGCTGCCCCGGCCGCGGAGGTATTCCAACCTACCTGATCCGAGGCGAACCGCTGATGCCCGAAATGTCCGCAGGCCAACGTGGTCATGGCGGCTGGGTGTCTGGCGGCGTCCCTGGTATTGAGCACCCGCTGCCTGTGAGTCGCGAGCTGTGCGGGCATTACGAGGGTGGCGACCACTGCGGGGTGCTGTCTGAGAAGCGGTACCAGCCTGGTTGGCGGTGCCCGCGTCACACGCCGGCGCGTCTCGCTGGGCGTCCCGAGCTGACACCTGACCCGGCCTGTACGGCCGAGGGGATTCGCGGCAACAGCCTGCGTTCCCCGGACCAGTCCCGCTATGGGGCCAAGAGCACACCTGCGTGAAGCGCGCGGGTAGGGAGACAAGGGAGACACACACATGGACAGCGACACCATCACCCACGGCGCCGACTCTGACGGGCCGACGTTGCGCCTGGTCGATTCGGACAGCGACACCATCGACGCGATGTACTCCGGGCCGTCTGGGCGCCTGATCCTAGCCAGCAACACGGCGTCCGGGGCCTACCTTGACCGTGACGCTGCGCGGGCGCTGTACGCGTACCTGGGTGAGTACCTGAACACGGCATGCGTGCCGGGCTGTGTGGCCGAGGGTGACCACCGGGCCACTGGCTGCATCACGGTGAACCCCGACGCGTTCGACCCGACGTGTGAGCGGACCGACCACCTGACCAGCTCATGCGAGCACCCGGAGTCCATCCTGGAGGAAGCGCAGGCCGCTATCTACGGTGACCGGGAGGACGACTACGGCAGCCCGCGTGACAACTGGACGCGTACCGCGATTCTGTGGACTGGTCTGCTGCAGCACAAGCTGGCTGATGGGGAGTACATCACCCCGGAGGATGGTCTGCGTTGCATGGTGGCTGTGAAGCTGGCGCGTGATGTGCATTCCCCGAAGCGTGACAACCGGGTGGATGGTGCCGGGTACTTCGCTGTGCTGGACCGTCTGGAGACCGGCAAGTGAGCGTGCTGCGGTGCGTGGACGCCGACCGCACCTTTGCTGCGTTCACTGGTGTGCCCTTGACGCGTGAGCGGTACAACGTCGTGGAGGAAGTCCTGAGGGAGCGCCACGCGCAAGACGTGAAGTGGGGCGAGCAGAACCACCCCGATGGCACAGGCCCGCAGTACGCCGGCCACGCCGATGGCGCCCGCAGCGAGTGCGACCGTGAGCACCGCGCAGGCCGTGGCACCTGGCGCCACATCTTGCAAGAGGAAGTGTGGGAGGCGCTGGCCGAGGAAGACCCGGCCAAGCTGCGCGCCGAACTGCTGCAGGTCGCTGCTGTCGCTGCTGCGTGGGTGGAAGCCATCGACAGGCGCGAGTCGTGAACGCACGCATGGACCAGCACTCACTACTGCCCGGCATCATCCTCGCACTCGTCGGTGCTGTCCTCATCCGTGTAGGGCAAGCACTCCGAGTCGTAGACAACAACCTGGCCGAGTTCCCCGACGACTAAGCGGGCAAAACAACCCCACCGCACCCGTGACGTACGTGTGTGCCTTTCGTGCGCGCGAACACCCCCCGAACCAATCGTGTGGCCCTGCCGGGTTTGAGCTGGCGGGGCCACACGCACGTCCATAGGAGACCTGATGGCTGAATCAACACTCACCGACCAGGAGCGCCTGGCTCTCAGTGCGGTAGTTCATCAGAACTACTACATGCCTGACGTGTTCGCCACCGTCGAAGCGATCATCAGGGACAGGACCGGCAATGGCCAAGCATGACGACCGTGTGCGGGTACTGATCTGCAACCTGCACGCCACCAGCGTGCCGTGGCTCATCGTCCCGTGGCTGCTGACCCTGTGCCGCCTGCGCCGCGTGCAGGTGGTGGTGCTGCAGGAGTGCACCCCAAGGCATGCGCGGCTCCTGAAGCGGCGTACGGCGTGGGTGCTGGGTGGTGTGGGTGCTGAGCGGGTCCTGGTCCGCAAGTCTGTGGACCCGTCCCACGGTCGTACGTGGTGGATGAGCAACGGCTGGATGGGTCACCACACCCGGACCATGCATCCTGACCGCACGTTGCCGTCCATCCTGGTGGCCGGCTGGTTGCGTGTGGGGTCGGTGCATCTGCCGCCTGCGTGGGAGCACGGGCCGGACGACCGGCAGGCGGCTGGCGCTGAGTACCTGGACAGCCTGCAGGCCGAGCTGGACGAGCTGGACGAGCTGGATGAGCTGGAGGACGTGGCCCTGGTGTTGGCTGGCGACTGGAACGCACGCCGGCTGGCCAAGGCGCTGATCCTGTTCCGCAACCGGTGTGGGCTGTCTGCCCGTGGGTTCACGTTGGACCATGTGGCGTTCCGTGGCTGCCGGGTGACGACGTTCAAGCGGCTGGGTATGGGGCCGGGGCAGGACCACCACAACTGGCTGCTGGTCGTGGAGCGCATCCGATGAGGCTGTGCAAGGTGGGTGTGGCGCACGCTGCCCTGCCTGCCGAGGACCAGGACTATCTGACCGCGTGGCTGTCGGGTGTGACCGGTGGTGACGATGGCACGCCGGCCACGGTCATGGCTGTGGCGTTGACGGAGAACGGGCACCCGGTGTCACCGACGACTGTGAAGGATCACCGCGGCCAACGCTGTGTGTGCTTCCACGGTTCGCGCGAACAACACGAGAACGGATGAACGCATGAGCCTGCAAGCCACCATCGAACGGCTGACCACACCCGCACGACTCAATGCACCCACCCAACGGGTGCTGACCCTGGACATTGAACGCACCCCCGGCCGCGCCCGACACCAACACCGCGGGCTCACCATCGAAGGGGACTTTTGGGACCTGTCCGGGTGGAAGTCCACCATCGGGTACCGGCTGCCCCCGGAGTCCGTCCTGGAGTGGCCCCGCACCATCTGCGTGGCATGGAAGTGGTAC